TTAGGGTCACGCGGTCGCCCGGATTTACCGGGCCGTAAGCACCGCTTAAACTTTCCCTGTAGAACTCAATGTCCGCGTTGTGTTGCGCAACTGTGCGACCCTGTCCAGCAGTAATATCACCAATCGGCCCCTCGTCATCCCCGCCACTGCCACTACTGCGGCCCGAAGCCGCCCTTGCAGCCGCTGCTTGGCGTTGCATCTGAAGCTGTTCGCGGCCCAAACGGGACTGCTCAATCGCACCGAGCATGCCCAGACGATCGGTTTCAGCAGACTCGGTACCTGCACGCAGTGCACCAAGCCCAGCCTGTCCAGCTTCGCCAAGAGCTCCGCCAAACGTTGGCTGCGAAGACGACATCAGGGCCATACCAGCCTCAGCAAGCGCCATCCACTTGTCCTGCTCGGCACGCTTTTCGCGGGCGTTCAACATCTTAATAAGCTCTTGCTCGTAGTCAGACGGAGCTCCGCCGCCTTGGGCAGCCATGCTTGCGATACCACCACCAGACGGCGCCGCGCGTGAACCTTGCGATTGGGCAGGGGCTCCTCCGACGGGCGGCATAACGACACCAGAAAGAGCCGTTCCCATGTCCATTCCGGCATCGGGCGCGCTTTCTTGTGCCGCAGCGGCGGAAACCGTTGGGCCAAGTTCGGCAAGACCTGCTCCAGTGTTTGCTTGCGGTGCAGTCGCGGCCTCCTCCATAGCGGACGGGCCGTCGTTCGGGTTGGCCGTGACCCCAGCGACGTAGTTGGTATAAGGGTCGACAAGGTTGTTAACTATCTCTGCGGTGGTCACTGCCAAGTCGCCCGTCTGTCCGGCCAAATAGCCCAATCCTGCCCCCGCAACTCCGGGGGCTTTGCTAATAGCGCCGACCCCCAGTTGCGCCAAATAGCCCAGATCACCAAAAGCGCCGCCGCTTTGCCCAAGCTCACGGTTTGGATCGTAGTCGCCAATTGCAGTGATTGAGCTTGCGGTTAGATCTGTAGCGTCTCTTGCGGAGTCACCCCACCTGCCCAACGTTTCGCCAAAAGCGCCGGTGTCTATCGCGCCAACTGGACTGGGGCCATGCGGCGAGGGTGTAGGCATCGCAACAGGGCGGTCGTTATTGACGGGACCTCGCGGGCTGGGGTACGACCGATTAGGCGGCTGCTCTATGCTAAACGGTTGCCCACTTGTTGGGTTTGGAGCGTTTAGCGCGGACGGCACTCTCGGGAAGTCGTTCATAGCCGACGCGCCTTCGCCCCGCTGCCCCGACAGAAGCCGATTGGGCAGATTGGGTGCCGACCGAGCGTCAAACTCGGGAGCCTTGGGTTGTACGCCACGACCAGCGAGAGTCTGCATATCGAAAGGCTCAGGGCCCGACGACTCGCGCAGCAGGTCTTGAATATAACCGGCACGTTCATCTTCAAAAGCATCACCGGCTCTGAACGTGTCCTGCGTGCTTTCCGCGGACGACGGGTTAACTGCCAGCGGCGTCCCTGCAACAGTAGGTTCCAGAGCCATCATGCTGGAACGCTCAACGCGCCTCAAGTGCTGCGCCTGCGCTTCGGGAGCAAGGCTGTCGAAGTATTCTTGAATGGACATACCTGCACGGTTGGCCATTGTCTGGATTGTGGGATCGGTCATAAGGCTGGAGATGTCACCACCTACAGGGCCACCTTCTTGCAACGATACGATCCCACCACCAGACATAGTCTGTGGAGCGGGGGAGCCTTGGGGCGGCATCGCTTGCTGGGGCATTGCACCGGTGTTTCCGTCCATGTCAGTCTGGGGAGCCATCGTGCCAGCCATATCGCCAGCGAACTGACCGGGCATGCCCGCAGCCGCCACAGCGTCTTGCGCCACAGTGGTCTCGTCTTTGCCTTGCTCCAAAGAAAACGACTCTTGCATCTTCTGACGGCGAGTGATCTCGCTCAACACCAAGAACTGCGGTGCTTGACCGGTGGGCATCTTCATTTCCGCCATAAGCTGGTCTTGCGACAGGCCCTTGAGCTTATCCTGCGTTTCGAGGATGTTCATCACTGCATTCCTTTATAGACACCAAGAGCCGATATGCCCGCACCGAGTGCTTGCTGCATTGGATTGTAGGGCGTCTCGGTTGTGGTTGACCCAGCGGCCGCCACGGGCATGCCCCGCAACAGCGCCGACTGATCAGCCAACTGTTGACGTGGGAAATTCTGCTGACGAAGGAAGTCTTGGTAGTTTATGTCCAATCCGGCTTGATCACGCGCCATGTTACCAAGCCCTTGGGCCTCAAGAAGCTGCGCAGCCTGAACGTCGCCCTGATCAGCACGGTCCTGCAAGTTTGCCATTTGTGTTGCCATGTCGGCACTGAAGCCCATGGTCTGGAGCTGGAACTCCCTTTGGCGCATCGCTTCATCGGCGGTCGCGCCTTGGACACGACCCTGCTCTGCAGCGTTAGCGTTCTGAACGCGAGCCTGCTCATCGATATTGATACCTTGAGTCCGCGCAAGTTCGGAGGCTTGACCGGCCTGCACGCGCGCGGCTTCACTTGCATTCATATCCTGCACGCGGCCAGCTTCACCAACACCAATCCCTTGAACACGGGCTGCCTCTGCGGCGCGGGACTGTTCTGTGGTCATACTTGCAGAACGGTCACGCTCGAATTGCTGCTGTGCTTGCTCGAACGCGCGCTGCGAACCTGATGCCTGAATGTCGCCCAGTTGGGTACTGAGAGCCTCGCTCGCAATACCTTCTTGAACAGCCTGCCGAGATCCACCGAAGGCGCCGGCACTGACAGCTTGCGCGTCACGCCCAGCGCGCCCACGGTCAAACTGCTCGTAGGCATCTTCTTGCTGACGGTTTACAACGGACTCCATGTAAGGTGACATATACTGGGCGGCTGTGGCCCCGTCGAACTGACGAGTCGGATCAAAACCAAATTCCTGAGCCCCGCCAAACTCCTGTGCCCCGCCAAACTCAGAGAACCCCGCATACGGATCAGCGACGCCGGCGTCAAAACCGTTAAACGCGGCAAAATTAGACCCCTGTTGTTGACCCAGATCGCCAGCGAGAGAGCCCAATCCGCCCAGTGCGCCCCTCGCCGCATCAAAACCAGCACCCCCTTGCGCGGCATTATCGCGGATCATGTCTTGGGATGTGCTTAAATCACCAGAGTCGCCAGCGATACGTGCGCCCGTAAAAGGCACGTACCCCTCTTCGCTCATGGATTTGCTTTTACCAAGAACGTCTTCGTAATACGGCTTGGCCCAATCAGGAACGTCCTGTGTGGTTGTCTGCTCGGTGGTTGATCCGCCCTTACTCATCGTTCAGCTCCATCCTGTATGCGACGTACTCGGGCTTCCACCCGCGCCGCTTCAATATACGCCCCCACGCCGCCCTGCCAAAACCTTCCAAGTGTTGGCATTTATTTGCACGCGCGTGCTTTTCCATTGCGTCAAGCGCTTCGTTTCGCCACGAAGATAGCCCAGATCCACCCACCCAGTCCATGGCCATCGCGCGCCGGTTCGGGTATTCAACCAAACGTGTCGTATAAAACGCCACAGGGGCCCCGTCTTCCAATATCATCCATAGTACCAGTTCCCCGTTGATCACCGCTTTGTGCACACCTTCGATGGAAAACTTTCCACCCGAGGTGTCGGTTGCTAGTTCCAACATCTTGCTCGCCGCTGGCCACACTATATCTACAAGTTCTGGACGTACCGGCGATATGCGGACGTCTTTGGTCATGCAGGCATCATCTTATTCTGAGGAACCTCGGGGGCCTGCTTCTTTTTACCTGTTCGTTCGAGACGTACGCGGTCGTTCATGGTGTTTAGCGCTTGGGCACCCGCATCGCTTGAGCCGTTACCAAGACCGCTCACGACGTCCGCAGGGACGATGTATTCTCCGTCACTCAACAAAACGTCGTCTTGTCCGTCGATGCTCGCAGGGATCATGTCACTCATGCCGTCCCCCGGTCCATCCAGCTTGCCCTCTGTCTTGGCTGCAGTTTCGCCCATCTCGCCGGACTGAACACGGTCCACCAGATCACGCAGCGCAGCTTCGCCGTATTGCGCAAGAAACGCACCAAGAGCCACCTGTGGTTGAGGATGTGTGCCCTGCACGGCTGCGATGGCCGCGGATATAACTTCACGTTCGTTCGGGGCAGGGGCGGACCCTCCGCGCGGCGTGGCGCCGATGTCGGCAATACCGCCCTCTCGCATCGCAACAGGGCCATATCCGGCCACCGTGCGCTCCACCATACCGCCCCCCAACATGCCTTTGGGCGCGTATTGGTTCATATAATCGGTGGTGTAAGGTGTGCTGACTCCGAAGTCGAACTCAGGGGATTGGCCCGGAACAAAGTCGGCGCCGGGTGTGCGCGCTTCACGGTCCATTGGGCGCATTTGGGAAAGGTCGGGCCCTTCAGATCCTCCAGAAGACTTGTTGCCACCGCCAGCAAGCAGCGCGCCTCCGACCTGACCGCCAAGCATTGAGCCAATGCCTTCCGCGGAAGATCCGAAAGCCATACCAGCGCTGGCTATATCTTTAAGCCCTGCTCCAGCGCTGCCGATTGAAGTGCCACCCATTAAGTTTTCCGGGCGAGCCATGGGACGCAGCGACTCTGCCATGTTTCCGCTGACGTTGTTTGCAGAGGTTGCGGCCGCGCCTCCCATGCCTCCTGTAAGACTGCCCGCAAGGGAGCCTCCTGCAAAAGAACCAAGACCGGCACCGATGCCTTTTTTGATATCACCGGTTTCAACAGCTGTGCCAAGGCCTGAACCAATGGCACTCGCGACAAGAGGATTTGCGAGAAACGATCCAGCAGCGCCCAGAACCCCCGCGTTGGCAAGCCCTCCACCGAGGAAGCTAAAAAGAAGAGGTAAAACCATGTGCGTCTCCAGCATCTATGTCGTATTAGTACCAAACTGCGCGAAGAAAGGCTACACTACAATTCTGAGCTCACCTGTCGCCGTTTTGTAAACATCCCCGTCAACAAGATCGCCAGTGATCGCAGCCGCGTTGTCGGCAAAGATCGGAAGGTCTGTGAGCTTGAGTGTGGTGGCCTGCACAGGGCCGACGTTTTGAGTCTGCTGCGCAAAGACTGCAAAAGACTGCACCAGCTGCGACATGTGACGCTGACTGTACTCCGCCGGCGGGGATGGGAAGTACGGTATTGCTGTGGCACGGCTCATCCTCGGCGACCATCGGGTCTAAAGTCGAGACGTGGGGCTCCCAGCCGCCATGCGGTGCAATCGCATGTAGAACTCACTCGTAGGCGTATCGATCTCCCCCGCAAGCGCAAGTAAACCTGCTCGGTGAACTGCTCAACGGGGACCGCGACTGTCTGCACAACATCCTGCGCATTGGAGCCGACATATGCCCCGCCCGAAAAGTTTTGCATCGACAATGTCATCGTAGCACTTGGGGCAGTAGCACCCTCTGAGCCAGTGAACGTTAGGTCGGGGATCATGCGCGTAACGAACATGAAGTTGTCACCGTCCCCGATATCGACTGGGCTGGACTCAATAAATGACCCCAGCGCCTGCGCGGGTTCAAAATCTCCGTCGGTGATACCTGTTTCGTGAAAGTAGAGATAGTTATCTTTGGAAGCGGCAATGGGTGATGAAAACACTGAGCGTGCGAGCCATGAGGTTCGGCTCAAGTCTCCGTAATACCAAAGATCCTGCAGGTAATTGTACACAACATATTTGTCATTGTCCTGAGATCCACTTGACGGGTAGAACCAATAAACCTCACCAAAAGAACCCTCATGTCCCGCGAAAACCTTGGCGTACTGGTTTTCGTTAATATCTCCAAAGACGTAATCTCTGACACTGCACGGTATCTGCTGCACGAGCCCGTTGAACCTGTAAAACGAACCAACCCCCATCCACATAACCTCGTCACCGACCCCCACTGCTGCCTTGGGGCTCGCGATCGAAGTGCCGAAAGCCACTTCGTTAATACCGAACGTGAAAGGCGGGCCGCTAAACTGCATAGCGTGCACGGACTCGTCCGTGATTACCAATGTCAAAAGTCTTGTGTGCACAGCCGCAATTATTTCATTGCCTGACCCTACGCGCAGGCTCCCTGCAGTGTTGTTGGGGCGAGACTCCCAGTCCGTAATACTTTCTGTGGCAGAAAACCGAATGAGCAAAGGGTCAAGCACCCCCGGTATAAACTCATCGTCTGTTCCGAAAACTATAACGTGACGGTCACGTTCAGACAAAAGAAGAATGTTCGCAATTGTAGGTGAAGTGTTGGCGCCAGCAAGCGAGGTTATGTTTACACCACGGGAGGCAAACCCGCTCGTGCGGTCCCAATAGTAAACGCCACCGCCTCGTGGGGCAAATATAAGGTCTTCTCCAAAGTTTGTGTGGGTCCAAACGCGCAACTGGGCTCCGGCGATGGCGGTTGACGAGGCTTCACCCCAACCGCCCGCTCCCCAAGCCCCAGCTCCCCACCCTGTGCCGATCACAGAAGTGTCGAGACCCGTATTGACCTGATAGGCCCCCACCGTAGCGGCGCCGCCGTCAGAAGTGTCACTGGCGTTGGCTGCGACGGGCAACGCGATCTCATAGTTGTCGGAGTCTACAATGGCCGTTATTTGATATTCCGAGTTCAGCACCAGCGCGGTCACAGCCCCACCAAGAGAAACGGCGTCCGTGAACGTGACAAAATCGTTTAACAGTGCCCCGTGGGTGACGTCTGTGACTGTTACGGTGGAACTTCCGTCAACCGCCGCGAACGTGGCGTCCCCCGCGGCGGTTGTTGATCGGATTGGGGTTATGTCGCTATAGCCGCCACCTCGCCCAAGGTAGTATTTCAAGTGGGTCCCGACTCCCAAAAGCTGGGTTCCGTCCAAAACCCGCCAGCCAATAAGCGCGCGGCACGTGCCTAGAAACTGCAGTGATGAGATTTTTTTCCAGCCACCAATGGTCTCCGGCAAACCGTCGCGGAACCGCACCCGATTACCATCAAACCAGCCGCCCTCGTTTGCATACGCGGTGGTCTCACGGTTAACACCCGGCCTAAACTGGAGCTTCGTCAATGGCATGTCGCACCTCTTGGATCAGTAGTGGTCTGGGTCTTGGCTATTGAGGAACCCGCCGAGCATGTCCGCGAGTTCACGCTTTGCTGGGTCCGGGTCAGACTTTAGGCGCTTTAGTCGCGTTGTCGTCTGGAACTCCCTTGGGAACTCCCAAAACAAGAGCGTGCATACCGTCCAATTGTGCAGAGTGTTGATCACAGTGAAGGCGACAACAGGAAGGGCGATAACCCACCGTCGCCAACCGACCCCCCAACCTTTACGGTCGAGCCAATGACCCGCGCTGAAAACCATAAACACGGGCAGGACAATCGGCCCTAAAGCAAAGAAGACGCAGATGCGCTTAAATCCAATGATACGAGTTTCTGAATAGTTGTGGGTCATGTTGTAAGTCCATATTCTGATGCAAGAGTAGCGGCTTGGATCGTTGCCGCGTCGAGAACAGCCTCACGCCCTGCCGATGTAGAGGCCGCAACCAATGCCGCGTCTGTCGCTTGACGCAACCCCGAAACCTTCGCAACTATCGCTTCAAAAACCACGGCTTTCGCCACGACTGCCGCCGCTTGATCCCCAAGGGTCGTACCCACGATGTCAGCTTCGTCTTGGATCAACGCCACTTGGTCGGCCCGTGCAGTGTCAGCAATAACAGCCCGCGCCGCTTCTGCCTTAGAACCCCACGCCGATACTTCCGCTTTCGGATATTGGCTTGTGATTTGATCTGTGATGCTTTCGATAAAGCCTAGCATCGCCGCGCGTGCGGATTGGGTGTCAGGGTAAACGTCAGGGGGTGGGGGCAATTGGGCCAAGGTAATCCACCCCTCGCCGCTCCATTGGGCGATCCCGTCAGGCGGTGGTGTTTCTGCGGTGATCCAACCCACGGGACGACCTTGGCGGGGGCCAATTTCAGAAACGCCGCCCGAGAAAATGCGGTCTTTGTCGACGCTATAGATTGTACGCATTGGCTTACTCCGCTTTTATGAGGACGTTCGCGTTCGCGATTGAAACTTTTGGAACTGCAAACTCGGTGTCAATGTCATAGTTCTTCCCTTTGTATGTCGAAAAGAAAGGCGTTCCATTGTACCCCACGGTAAGATAGGTGCCAGTGCCGCTCCACGCCAAGGCGCTCGCAGTGCTTGTCGGCAGCGTTGTAAAGTCCAAAATCTTTGTGAACACGTCGCCCGAACGCTTATAAACAGTGACGAAAGGTGAGTTGACGTGCGCAAGCCCCATATACGTGCTGTCTGCACTCCACGCTGCTGCGTTGCTTTCACCCGTGGGTAGCACTGCGGGGTCGCGTTGTTTTGTGAACACGTCGCCCGCACGCTTATAGATAGAGACGAAAGGCGAGATGTCGTGGGCGACAGTCAGGTGTACGCCGTCAGGGGAAAACGCGACCCCTTTGCCCTCGCCCGTGGGTAGGGTTGCAGCGTTGGAAAGTTTTGTGAACACGTCGCCCGCACGCTTATAAATAGTGACGAAAGGCGAGGTTATGTGCGCAACAGACATGTATACGCCGTCGGGGCTCCACGCGATGCCATTCCCGCTGCCTGTAGGTAGGGTTGCAGGGTTGGCAAGTTTTGTGAACACGTCGCCCGCACGCTTATAAATAGTGACGAAAGGCGAGGTTATGTGCGCAACAGACATGTATACGCCGTCGGGACTCCAAGCTACACCAAACCCCCTCTCTGTAGGTAGGGTTGCAGGGTTGGCAAGTTTTGTGAACACGTCGCCCGAACGCTTATAAATAGTGACGAAAGGTGAATCAAAGTGCACAACAGTTAGGTATACGCCGTCGGGACTCCACGCGATGCCATTGGCTGAGTCAGCAGGCAGGGTTGCAGGGTTGGAAAGTTTTGTGAACACGTCGCCCGAACGCTTATAGATATAGACGAAAGGCGTCACGAAGTCCACAACAGTTAGGTATACGCTGTCGGGGCTCCAAGCGGCGCCTTTGACCGCGTTGCCGGTCAGAGCCGCAGGGTTGGGAAGTTTAGGGGCCTCGTCCCAATCTGGAAGTAAGCCAACCACCGTAAAAAGATCAGGGTAAGCCGATTGCAAATACACAGCCCCGTCTGTTCGCAATGATCCTGTGGGGATTGCGTCATTTGCCGTTACGGCGATGTCCCCAATAGCGTCAAGTAGGCCCGCTGCAATGAGCGCCTGCTTTGTGCGCAGCGGCGACATTAAACTACTAGCATCCGTGCCGGCCTCGGCCGCGGCCTGAGTGGCCAGCGTCTGCTTTACACGAAGAGATGTTAAAAAATTGACGTTATCGGTCCCTGCTATAGCCTCGGCTTCGCTTGCAGCTTCCGACAAAGCCGTCACTGCGGCAGTTACACCGGCCCCGTCGCAGTAGACAATGGCTTTGGCGCCATCCGCAACGGTGACGCTTGCTCCAGATCCTTGGGTTAGCACGATGCTTTGGCCAGAGTCGTTGACCACAAAATACTGTTTTTCTTGGTCGTTTGGGCTGATAGTTACGGTGTTCGTTCCGCTGGGAGACCCGCCGAACACTAGCACTTTATTCTGCCCCTCGGACAGCGCTCCGTCGCTGGTTGCCAAAGTGTGAGTCGTGCCAGACAAGGTGACAGCACCGACCCCGTTGAGAACTCGATCAATGATATCAAAGTTTAAGTTTGCGGTTTGACCCCACAATCCAGCTTGCTCGGCATCGCCGGGCTTTTCGATGCCGCTATTTGCAGTGTAGGTACTTGCCATGACTAAGCCTTCATATGAGGGTCAATGTTAAACTCAAGTGTAGCTTGTTGACGTTTACGGTGCAATAGGGGTCCAAACGTTGTCGTCATCCGGCGCGACCTCCGCCCAAGTGTTACCTGCCGCGGAGGTTATTGGGCTCCACGTCGTGTCGGAAGGTGGGGGCAGATTTCCCCAAACCAACACGCCGCGGCCACTAATGGCCGCATCCGCTGACACACCCGTTAGATAAACCACCTGCGCTGCGGTGAAATCTATGCTCCCCCCGGTGCTAGTGAAGGCGACACCGGTTAGTTCAAGGGGGATGACCGCTCCGAGGAGAACAGACCCGTTCGTTGATGCAAACGACACGCCGGTGATCGGCGACGTGAATGCAGTGCCCAATGAGCCCGCAGTGCTTGTAAGAGCATCGCCGGTGAGCGGGGTTGTGATGTGCGAGACCACGGAACCAGCGGCGCTTGTAAGAGCATCGCCGGTGATCGGGGTTGTCAGAGCGAGGCCGAGCGTGCCGGCGATGCTGGTGTAGGTCGCGCCGGTGAGCTCGATGGCACTGTCGGTGGTAAACAGAACAGACCCGACCGTTGACGTGAACGATGCACCAGACACAGGTGACGCGAATGCGGTTTCAAGCGATCCACCAGCACTCGTCAGCGAGTCGCCACTGAGAGGGGTTGCCAGAACGAGCCCAAGCGTGCCGTTTGCACTGGTATAATCGACGCCAGTGAGCTCAAGGTTGCTGTCGGCGGTGAACAGAACCGAGCCGGCCGCCGATGTGTACGACACGCCGGTCAACGGGGTTGTCAGATCAAGGCCAAGCGTGCCGTTTGTGCTGGTGTACGCCGCGCCGGTAATCTCAAGGGTGCTGGCGGTGCTAAATGACACCTCGCCGCCCGTTGACGTAAATGCCTCAACCGATAGTGGCGACGTGAAACTTGTGCTGATATCCCCTGCGGACGATGTGAATGACACGCCTGCCAGCGGTGACGTGAATGCAGGATCAAGCGAACCGGCTGCGCTTGTTAGAGCATCGCCGGTCAGCCCGATTGCGAATGCCGCAACAATCGCGCCAACCGTTGACGTGAATGACGCAGTTGTTAGCGTGTCTGTGTACGTTGGCCCGCTCGGCGCGACATCAGTTGACGCGGCAAGAGCATTGGACGCTAGAGGTGAAAAACCTAACATGATTTACCCAAATTTATCACCCTTCGTTTTCTAAACAAACGCAGAACCGTTCCAACGCTTTAAGGGCTTTGCCTCAAAAGCTGAACCGGTCCAACGCTTTACAGGCTTTTGTACAAATGCTGATCCGGTCCAAACACCAATGGTGCCACCACTTACCGCAGCCTCAGCCTTTATCACCAACGTGAAGGTGGTGGCTTCTTTGTCTGATGCTATTGTGTACGCAGAAGGGTCTTCAGGGCTGGACGTTACGTTCTTTTGAGAAATAGCATGCCCTGCGTTACCAGAGTTATTACTATACACAACTTGAGTGTATCCGGTGGGCTGAGTAGTGATATTTTCAGCGCCACGAATGACGAACCCCGCGAGTGCGAGTGTGTCGCCGGACCATCCCCATGCACGCGAAGGTGGGTTCGGGTTTGCGGTTTTACTGCCGTTTGTTGTGGCATGGGCGGCGATGGGCGCAACCGATGTGTCCCACCCACTAACTTCAACGACGTGTGCTGTGGTTTCTTTGTCGGAGTCAAAATCGAAAGGTTCACTGGTCCCCTCTGTACCATCTACCTCACGATACCAAATGAGGGAGCTTGCGCGGTTGCCGCTGGCGTTGTCTATGCCACCAATAAACACCAACTTGCTGCCGGTGTAGGTAACAGGCGCGGCGTCATCGACCCATCCCAGAAAGAAAACCACCAGATTACCCGACGTCATGCCCGTCGGATAATTGACGTTGACCGTGTTGGCCTTAGCGGTTGTTGTGTCGTGTTGGACGACGACTGGGAATGCCATTGCTAGACCTTAGCTTGCAGCGTCTGCGGCATCACGCACAGCTTGCGCCCGAACAACCATAGCCATGTAATCACCGATGATTTTGTCTTTCCGCACCTTGAGTGACTGCCAGCCCTCATCATCTGGGTTTGCCAGTGCGGTTTCCTCAAGCCATTCGGCTGCAGGTGTCCATGTCTCCAACATCGCATCAAGTTTCCCGTGGGCTGTTGTGAGTGTTTCAATACCCCGTGATACGTCTGCATCGTGTGCCGTTGCGTCCACGACAATCTGCGCTAAGGCGCGTTCTGCTTTGAGATAGCTGTCTACCTTGAAAACCATTTTCTTTCCTTTGCTTTAGAGCGTTTGCGTTAATAATCGAACCACGAGAGGCGTGACATTTAGCTAGTATCCACCCACAAATCACCCAGCGCAGGCGAAGTTGGCTCTGTGGCAGAGACTGTTATTTTCGGTGTGGCGGCTAACTTGGTTTCCTCTGCCGTGGTATAGGAGGCTGTCGTGTTTGCAAGAACCGCTGCGTATGCCTGAACGTCAACGCCAATCTCTAGGTCTAGGTTAGCCCGCGCCGCCGGAACGTCTAGCAAATCGGAAAGGTTGTTGCCCCGAAGTAAGCAACCAGCCAATCCGCTCGAACTGCCCCCCTGCACGCCGATCGTGTATTCCCTGAACTCTGTTAGGGTTGTGCCGCCTGTGTTCGTTGCGGTTTCGCCAATGATCCACCAGCCAAAGAAAGTCGCATTGCGCAGACGTTCGTTGAGGACGTAATCTTCTATTAGCAAGCCCGCGCGGGCCAGAGCAATGTTGGCGTAATTGCCTTGTCCATACTGGATTGCAAATTGGCCGTTGCTAAAACGGTAGAGCCTATGCGCCACAAAAGTCCCAGAACCCAAAGCCGTGATGCTGCCCGCGTTGTCCCAAAACTTGACAAGGTTTGTCGCGTCTTCGGTTACGATAGCTGTCCTGCTGAGCAAATCATACGTTGCGTTGGTTACCGCGTCGAGGCCTAGAACGTTTGCGTTGTTGATGTCGCCAGTGCCGCCGTATTCCATAATAGTACCGGCACCCACGTCAAAGCCCAAGTCTCCCGCCCTGCCTGTGATGATTTGACCGCCCTTGAATGGCACACCCTGCGCAAGCAATGCTTGGAATAAATCCCGCGTGCTGTTTGCGTAGTGTCCGATAGGGTTGCCTAGAAACTCAAAGCCTAGGATGGTTTCTGCAACCGTGTCCACCGCAATGCGTATGGTAAACATCTTGCGCGACCAATCTTGCCGCGTCGGGATACTGGTTTGCTGTTGCAGGCTTCCCGCGTTGTCAATGTAAACGTAGGTTGAGGGCGAGGACAAGGTTGCAACCGTGATGCCTGTTGCGCCTGCGTATGCAATCGAAAAATAACCCTCGTCGCTGTATATCTCACCATTGACAGCCGGTAGTGAAAATGTCGTGCCGCCTACTGCAACTGAAGCGGTCGTATAGGAGCTTGTAAAACCTGTACCACGCGCCCGCAATAGGGCGGCGTCTGTCTTTTCAGCAAAGTCCTGCATGTCAGTAGCAACGGCAACAACAAGGCTTGTATCAACGAGTGATACGTTTGCCGCAGGCGGTAAGAAGTCGGCCGCGGTTGCACCCACGAAAACAGTGGCGGACCCTGACAAGTTAATGGCAGAATCCGCGTTGCTGCTTTCGCTTACTGTGCGGGTGAGCGTTGTACCCGACGCGGTATAGGTCCCCGTGCCGATTTCAAAGGCAGTCGCCCCGTCCTCAATAACATAACGAACCACATTGCCGTCAATTACGCCTGCATCTGCAAACGTCTGAAAGCTATCCTCAGCCGCGCCAAGGGTAATGGTCCCTGTACCCGTGGTTGCAGTGGCTACTTTGGCCCTATTGACTAGCACTACCATTTAAGTGAACGTCAACGCAGAACCAACGAAATCAAGCAACACAGACTCGCCGTCAGCCAGTGTGACCGAACTGCCCCGATCCGCGAACGCAACGAGCGGATCGCCTGCAACGGTCTCATCATAAATGACAACGTAACGCCACGCAGCGACAGACCCGCCCGAAGCTGTCAGTGTTATGTCTGCAAAGATAAGATCAAGAGTGCCAGACGTCACCGCGCTTGATGTGGTCGTGAGGACACGCGCAGACAGGTTGGTGTAAGAGATTTGCGTGAGGTCTGCGATTACTGCGTCGGTCGCAGCGGTAGGCGCAACGTTTGTGAGCGCAATCGTGAATGTATCACTACCTACGTTTGCGGCTTTCGTCGCATAGCCGATCCACTCCGCGAATTTTGTTAGTGCTGCCATTTTCCGTCTCCCGATTTCCGTGTTAAGAGTTAAACATCATTACGCTATGCGAATGATGGCCGTTGACGCATCCGCCGTGGGGAACACAATTTGAAAGTCGCCCACGTTGGATATTTTGTCGCTTCCAAAATCCAAAACCATAACAGATGGGTCTCCAGCAGCAGTGTCGTTGTATATCAATGCACCCCGTGCCGTGATTGTAGCAGCGGTGAATGTGATATTATCAAAGTCCGCAAAAGCCGTGGTTCCGGCTGCCGCGGGTGTAACGTTTGTTAAAGTGCCGCCACCGGCTGCGTATGAGCCAGAGTCACCAACTTCGTTTGTTGCTGTGTATGCCGAAGTCGCGGCATCAAAAGACGCGGCGCTGCTATACAGAGCCAGCTTGAAAACATTGCCCGTGCTTGCCGTGAAGTTGTGTACCCCTTGAAGCAGCTCCTGCTTGAACGAAGTGCAAAGAAAGTTCCCCGAAAAAGCCATATTAAAGTCTCCGTAGTAAGTCAGCCAGATCTGGATGACCCGCCTCGTTGAGCGCGTTATACACGGTTGTGCGGTCTGAGGCGATAGCTTCTTTGATACAACCAAGTACCACAGAAGAAACTTGTGTTTTATAAGCACGTGCCTGCTCGCGGATTGCAGGATGAGCACTGTCAGAAACAGACACAATCTTATCCGCGCATCTTGCCGCATGATGTTCGGGATTAAACCCTCGTCCCGATGTAGTTCGCACCTGCACCATAGGTGTTCCCATTGTTCCAACGTTCATTGAGACCTCCCCTGCCCGTCGCGATACTCGTCGCGTTTGCTACGCACCTCAATACCGCTCAGCTGAGCAAGCGCATCTGTGTATTGTTTTCGGTACATAGCCATTATGTCGGCTTCACCCTTGAGGAAAACGTAAGCCTCGACGAGCGAACCGTTGAGCAGCACAGCCTCTGCGTTTTCGCCGAGCCACGATGTGCCAGCATCCACAATGGACGGTGGATCATAATAGTAGTGCATCTCTGCGGTATAGGCTGCGTCAGTGGTCGGGGCGATGATTAAGTTTCCCGGATCGCCCACCGTTTCCCCATCAAACTGAGCGTAATAACGAGGCAGGCCCACTGTGGACGGGTTTGGATAGGCTTCGCGCAGAAAGTTTACGTCCTTGTCGTATAGGTATGAATAGTTACCAGCGGCATCAATCAGGGCCAACGAAAAAACTGACAAGAAGTCAGAAGGGCGGGCCACGTACTGAGACCCCGCGGCGACCGTGGCCGTCGCGTTCTTGCGAAGCTCTGGGATCATGATCGTGCGGTACACGCGCTGCTCGGTTTGACGAACAAAGCGTGGAATGTCTGCCACGAACGTCGCTTCTCGCGTTTCCGTGTAGTCTTGGATCAAATCAACGAGATCAGTGTAGTTCATGGCTTAGTCTCCTGTAACGACGGTGACAGCGCCCACAGCAGCTGTGATATAAATCTCGGGATGCCCAACTGGTCGCCAACCAAACAGACCGATCGACTGCAATCGGTTCGTATCGGGTCGCGGCTCACGTAGTGACATGGGATCAGTAATGCGCAACCTACCCAGAAAGTTCTGGGGCTGATCGGGGTCGGCCACGTCTTTTCCAACCCGTAGGCCGGTGCGTGTACCGTTGACGTATTCATAAACGAGATCCGACAACAGATACTGAAAACCTGTTTTGTCACAAATTCCAATGGCCTTGCTGCCGCGTGCAAACTGACCCATCAGTAAATTCCCGGCGAGAAGAACGTCGGCGACTTATCGCGGTCTTCAGCCGCCGCAAGGGCGAACTGCTCGTCGTAGAGTTGCTTGAGGATCAAAACACGGGAGGCGGCCTCTGGCTTCTTCGAGGCAACTCTGAACGCCAAGCCCGCAACAAGGGCCGGCACAAACCTAGACGGAACTGGTGCGCCTGTGCCAACGCCAGACGCCAACCCGTCGATCCCAGCCATTCGGTAAAAGAACAGTTCGTAGCTGTCGGCGCCGTCAGGCACCGGCCAGAGCGTCATGTTTGTGGTAAGGCCTCGATCAATATAAATTTGGGTGGGCCTGCCCAGCAAAGCCTTCGCCGACTGTGCCGCGTATGTTGAGACACTGATCCTCTGCAGATGGGTGTCGGCTTGGCTTGTGCCTGTTCCGATACGCAGCTGATGCTCAATGACGTCAATGGTCTCGTCAGGTGCCGCGTACGTTGACTGGCCAGCAATCAATGGGATCGTTCCTGAAACCACGGTAAACAGGTTTAGACCGCGGTTCTGCCATTCAAGAGTCAACAGGTTCAGGCTACGTCTCGCGGAACGCAAATCGTAGCCTGATCGCATCTCTACGCCGGCTTGCTCGTACGCCTCTTCAAAAAGCTCTGCAATATCGGGGACAACAACCGCCATAAATCACTTCCTAAACTGAAACATTAGCGCACCGCGCCCTTTGTGTGCCCCTTCATACAGGCTCCGTCGCCTCGTGTCACCTTTCCACCGGCTTTCATACCGCCCACTCCAGATGGCGCGCTTGGTCCAGCTAGACCGCTAGGGCCCCCGTCAGCCCCGCGCTTGTCTTTTTTATCAGATTGGGCAGCGTTAATCAGCATTGCAAGCGGGCTAATCTTTCCCAGAACGCCCCCTATTTTCTTCTTTGTCACTGGCTTTTTCATCCGATTTCCTTTCAATTGGGTGCCCATCTGGGCTCTCGAGATTGGCATTAGCAGTTCCACGCTCGCAGGCTCTTGTTGATCCGGCTATCCGGGTCCTTGGCGGTCTTAGATGACGTGTTCTTGGCCTTCATGCCTTTCATTCTAGCACAAAAGCTCTTGCGGCGCGCTGCATCTTTTTTGGTCTTAGGTTTCGGCGCAGGGGGCTTAAGGTTCATACCCTGTTTCTTCGCCGAAGCCCGACCCTTGGCGTTGAGTCCACCTTTGGGATTTTTCCCTGCCTTGCGAGTCCAAGCTGGAGATTTGGCCATTACAAAACTCCTATCTGCAGCCGTCAGGCCAGCAATTAACAATCGTTATAAGCTCTAATCCCGTCGCCCGCATCCGATTAATATCACCGCCAGATAGAGCCTCTGCGTGAACACGGGACGAAGGGACCGCTCCGTCTAGGATTGCCGCCGCGCGGGCTTCATCGGATGAACCGAGACAGCCCATCAAGGACAGCATCAGGATCAGTGGGAAGGCTATCTTTAACATCTCTTATATCCCCTGTTTGCTCTATATACGCCCGCGCGTTACGCAAGGCCTCCTCCGAACGGATCAGCGCGCCTCGCTGCACCGTAAATGCCACCAATGCGGCGCATAGGGCCACGGACAGCCCGGCAATAATGTAGACGCGGATCACGTGAGCGCCGACACAAGGCCATAACCCACTAGGAACCCAAGGGCCGCCACAATTACAACAAACACGAACAACCCGCCCCCGCCTTTCATGATACGCCACCCATGCAGACGCGGTAGCCAAAGGCACGACGATTAACCAAACCAGTCACGACACGGCCGCCCGACCTGTTGAAAAACGTATAACGGCGGCAGGCGTCCGCGAAATCGCCTCGGTTGATTGCAGCAAGAGAAGACGACTTTAGCACTGTGCCCGCGCCGACGTTCCAAGAAAGGTCAACGCCCACTGTTGCGTCAACTTCGGCAGGGATTGAACCGATAGTCACGCCTGTTCGGTAGATGCGCCAGTATTGATCCCGCGCGATCCGGCTCAAGCCTTCGGTGCATCGCTCAATTGTGCGAACGTCGCCCTGACGCACTGGCGTTCCGGTGTGGCTCGTCTCGCCAAAGCAGATCGTCCACAAATCGGGTTCAGCAATCGTGTCCAGATACGCCCGAACGCAAACACCGCTCGCGCTTTCGGTGCAGGAGAACGTCGGCCCGCTACCTTCCCATTGCTTGATCATGGGAATTGCGTGCACCGCGGTTTCGTCCCATGTGGGTAATCGCTCAGACTGACCAACCAGCACGGGCTGCAATGGATCAGTACCCACTTGAACCTCGTCCATTGACCAAGAGGCGGATGCCAAGAGAAACCACACGATGACGCTGATGAAGATGGTGAGCGCGAACACTTGAGCCGTTCGCCACAAGTCCGGCGCAACCTGATCAACAAACCAACCAATGACACCGAACAGCATGAAAAGCACCACGATGGGGCCGACGATATAGGGGTCATACCAGCTTGGGTATGGGTCTACAAAAGCCACCATCACCTCGGCAAACAAATAAGTAATGGTCGCAAGCAACAGCGCCCAGAAAGAATAGGCCCGCATCTTGCGGCGTATGTTTGGGATTAGTTTCATTTCAGTTTCTCCATTTTTGCTATGATCCAAATACCACCCGCAAGATGCTCTCCTTGAAAAACGTAACGCCGGCGAACGCAATACTTCCGACTAACCCAAGCACAATCATAGCACCCGCAAACTTAGCACGCCAACTCGTCACCATATCCGCGACAGGCTCAACACGATCCAAACGCGACACGATCTTTTTGTGACCTTGTTGCAATTCCAAAAGCGTTTTGTTGACCTGCTCTCGATTGATTGTAGCAGCAACATTGGCGTCCCTGCGGTCTTCGCGGTCACGCTCAAGCCGGTTGTTCATAGCCTCGATCTGAGCAGTGAGCGCCCCTATCGCCTGAGCTGTGTTTTGTCTCTCTGCCATAGTATCATGGTCCCCGTGCAGTTTCTCTTCCACTTAGGCGTAGTATATGGTCGCCGCAGTGATGTCGGTAATGGTCGAAACCACAGGACCGTCGGCGCAAAGAATACCGCCACCGGGGAGCTCCATCGGGGTCGTACTTGTCGGCGCAAAGTCCAAGTCAAGCACCACAGGTCCGCCCGATCCGTCCGTAATGGTCAGTCTACCCGCAGACCCGCCTGTTGTTACCTGAAATCCACGAATACGGGCACGCCCAACGCTGAGCGCCCCCGTTCCCGTAACGCGTTGCATTTGCACATCAGAAATATACATAACCTGCGCCCCTCTTACTGATCAGCAAACGCAGGTGCCGCGGCCGCGACGACACGTCCAGAGATCTGCCAATTGGTTGCGTTCAGAGCCATGACCGTCACCTGAGCAGCGCCGGGAACGTTAGCTTGGAACTTGGAGTTCGAGTTGCCGTCCGAGAACACCACAGAAACGGCGCCGTCACCGGTGTTGTCAAAAGAAACACCGCCAATGAAGAAGTTAGCGTCGGCCCCTGTGTTGACAATAAAGTCTGTCGCATCAGCTGCGCCGCCAGCATAAATGAAGGTGAACATCGCGCCGGCGACCGGTGCGGGGAGGGTGTAGGTGTTGTCTTGGGTACCATCAGGCACTAGCAAAACGCGGCCGCTGTGGTCAGCGTTGGTCAAGGTGACGTTGCCGTCTGCCAATGAAACCGGAAGGCCGCCGAGTGTTGAAACTTCGGAGATGGTGCCCGTTACCGGATCTTTGGAAACAATTTTGAAATCGCTTTCCGAACGGATTGGGCCTGAGAAGGTGGATTTAGACATTGTAAAACCTCTTGCACAAGGGTTGGCCGTACAGTCTGTGCAAGTTCAGGGCAGGCGCCCGTCTGCACGGCTTCTGAGTCCTGCAATGCGTTTACCCTAGCACCGGTCTTGACAAAAGAAAAGGCCCCACCGAAGCAGGGCCTTTCAACGTCGCATCCTTGGTTAAAAGGATCAGGCGCCCGGCGAAGCGAACATGCCCAACGGGTCCGAAGATCCGAAAGAATAACGCTCACGAGCCTTATACCGAACATTGCCGCTGTCGAAGTCGCCTTCCATCGCGGTCGCCATAGCCACACGTTCAAAGTGCTTCATGCCGTTCGGAACGTCCGTCTTGAGGAACCATGCGTCATTATCGGTCAGATAATGGTTCACAGCGTACCCTTCAGGAATGGCACCCATCACTTTCAAAGCGTTGGTGTCATTGTCGGCTGTACCAACCCGCAACTCTGTTTGCAGAAGGCGTGTCGCCACAAACATCAAGGCAGGGGGGACAATCAACTTGCGAACACGTGCCGCGATCAACAGACCACGTTCATCGACAAAAGCAGCAATGTCGATGATCGCCTGTTCGAGAGAGGTCTCGTTCAGGTCAGCATCCGTGGTGGGACGGTTGGTGTTGGTACTGCCCGAAACCGTGGGGTGTGCCGTGTTGAACAAACTCACACCATCGCCCGACTTGAACGTGGTGAAACCTTGGTTCAGCAGTGCCGCAGCTTTCACCTGTTTGGTGAACGCCATGGCACGCGCAAGCGCCTTGGTATAACGAGCAGACAAAGAGTCGTACAGGTTGTCTTCCATCGCTTCTTCGGTGATCGAGAAACCCATGGCCACAGTCTCGTGATTGTAACGAGCTGCGAAGGCTTCCTGAGCCGTGTCATACGAAATGGACGCCCCTTCGGACTTTACAGGTGCCGCGCCGAAGCCCGACAGCTTCACTTCTTCTTCAAAGCTACGCTCTGAGGTTTCCGTGTCGTAGATTTCCGCATGCTCGCCTTCGTACTTGGCGTACTCAAGTCCGAACAGTGCGTTTAGACCGGGAACGAGTTCCTTGATGGCCTGTGCGCGTGAAATGGTAGCCATTTACTGACCCTCCTTATACACCAAGCGCGTTGTCGTAGGAATGTACCCCGACATTGAGCTTGACGATGAACTCTGGATACAGATCGTCTTCCGTACCCTTGACGATGTCGACGATGCGAACCGCGCGATTGGCTGTTGCAACGATACCGGCGCCATTGGTTCCAACAATCAGGTTTACACCCGAGTTGCCGGTTGTGGCATTGCCAGCTGTGGCATAGCCCAATGTGGCGTTCTTTCCGATAACACCCGGCCAACCAGAGCCGTCTGTGCCAGAGTTGAACGTCCCCAATGCTTCAGTTCCTTTAACTTGGAACAGAACCGCAGGGTCATCCATAACCATCACAAAAACCTCAGAGCCGCCGCCAGTGATGACGTTTGCAGGGAGGTACTGATTGATAACCGGCTGACCCTCGGACGACACGTAGTTCGCACCGACACAAACACCAACGATGCCTGCAGTAGGGACGACAGACGTGGCGGCAAGAATTTGGCCGACAGGTGAGGTTGCGACAGCGGAGGGGAGGCCTGCGCTGCTAAGAACGACGAGATCACCGTTAAAAATAGCAGCTGTGTTGTTAGCTGCGACTTTATACTCACGGATGGTCCCACCGCTGAACGGACGTCCGCCAATCGCTTGGATTGCACGGGTGCCGTAGGGAGTGGCTACTTTGGCCATGTCTCTCTCCTAAGAATAGGTTTCAGGGTGGCAAGCATTACTTGCCAAAATTGGTTGTTCGGCTGGTGCGCTCCGGGTTGAGAACCGGCATACGGGAGTCAGACGTGCGCAAATAGTTGTTATCAACTGCTTCCATTTGAGCCTTGGCTTCCATGAGTTGACCTTCAGTGCGATCGTCTGCAATTTCTTGCGAGATGCTGCATAGGATGAGCCCCCCGATTTCGATATTCCCTTTGAAGCGCGAGCCCTGATCGGAAATAACCATTAACTCAGGATGTTCAGTGGCTTTGACAGGCACGTACCCTTCGCGAAAGCGCTTGGAGACGTTCATGTTATCGGCGTTACCCAACGATCCTGTGCGAACCCAACGAAACTTAACACCGTTTCGGGGGTCGGGAGTTGGAAGGAGTGACTGACGCTTCCACGTTGATTTGCGCTCAGTTTTTTCGCGCGTCTCTTGTGTGCGTGGCGTACGATCTTCAGTCATTCTTCATATCCTTCATGATTTGCGCCGCGTATTCTTGAGGAGTTAGCCCGAGGCGCTTGGCGAGAGCCACCGCAGACTTGGTCAGAACGATCTTGCGCGGTGTTTTCGACGAGCGAGTCGTCGGGGCAACCACGGAACCTGCGTTACGTGCTGGTGTCTTCACTTCAACTTCGACTCTAGGTTCGTCGAACTTATCAGAGAAGCGCTTCCGCATGGAAGCGTCCAACTCAGTGTAGTAGCTTTCACTGTTCGGATCAACACCGCTCTTTACAAGCCGCTCATGAACACCGAAAGCATATCCGGTCATCTCGGTATCCGTCTGGAACCAAGGGTTAGCCTCGGCCCAGTCCAGCGCCTCCTTGGGAGGTTTTGCGACCGGCTGGGCAGCAGCAGGTGCAGACGGCGCTGGACGGGCCTCGGGCTCCGGCTGAGCTCTGTAGTTGCTCAGCTGGCGCATCTCGCCTTGTAGATCGTTAAGGCTTGTCTGTGCTTCAAGCATGGCATCGGCGTCGCCCGCCTCGTATGCCTTCTTGTAGTTAGCTTTCGCTGACTCAAGCTGAGTCTCAACGCGGGCTTTGGCCTGCGATACGACAGCACCTTGACCGTCTGTCAGGCGCTTTCGCATACCATCCATCTCGGTCTTGGTTGTTGTCGCGTACTTGACAGCCTCTTCGCGCATGCGCTCGGCGTTCTCACGACCACGTCGTTCCTCGTGGAACTCGTACTTCAGCTTGCTAATGCGCTTTTTTACGCTTTCGCTGTAGCCTTCAAGCTCGTCGTCCTCGGGAATATCCGGCTTGGCGCCTTCTGCGCGAGGCGGTTTGCCGCGGTCAGCCTCCGGCGTGTCATCCTCAATTTCAATTTCAAACTCGTCGTCTGCGCCATCGGCGTCCTCGACATCAAAATCTTCTTCAGCTAATTTGTTCATGCTCTGCTATACCCGCGAGGGTCCTCCACAACGGCTTCGACAGTGTCGTCATTGATGATGCGGAACTCTTTCCCCATCACTTTGAAGCGGGTTCCTGAATAAGAACGGAAAATTACGAAATCCCCCTCTTTGCACCATGGCCCGCCGGGGAAACGATCTTTGTCAGAATAGGCGGACTCGCCCACCTGCATCACGAACCCTATGATAGATGCGACCTCTTCGGCATCCACCATGCTACCGGGTCTGATGAGGCCACCTTCGGTCTTTTCATCGATCTCGGGTATGGTGATGAGGATTTTATACCCAACCGGCACAGGGAGTTTGGCTTTGAGAACAGTGTCCTCGGTTTTGTTGTCTGTGTACATGTCTACCTCTGCAGTGATCTCGGTCCACCGTAACCGTGCGCGGAGTATCCGCGATTGTGTGTCACCCTATTGATCTATGAAGCGTTCTTCCAGCGTTTTTATGTCCTCTTCAACAGCACACAGCTCTTTATACCGTGACGACACTTTGAGATAGTCCTCAAAGTTTTTAACGCCCCCGCTAAGAAGGAACTGTTCCAAAGGCTCTTTACGCTCCTTAATCCTGCGATGCAGAATGCCAAATACAGTTTCGTCCATCATTCACCCTTTTTTCCAGAGTCGGTCAGACCCTTTGCCGCCGTTTGAACCAGCGTAGTGCCCGCCTTTATGGCCTCACGTTTCTCGGCGCTGTTGTCGCCTGCGATCTGAGTGGCAAGTCTGACGCCCACACGCGCGCCCTCTCTCTCGTTCTCGGCCTCGGTGCGCTCACGTTGCACTTCGATGTTGGCAGCCTTGTGGGCCATGTCCAGCTCCAGCTGAGCCTTTTCGAGCGCCATCTCGTGCTTGGCGATCTCTTCCTTGAGCGACTGGGCACGGTCCTTGATCTCCAGCTCTTTCATCTGGATCTGGGTCAGCGGGTTCTGAGCCTCTTCTTGCGCGCTCTTCTGTGCAGCCTCGGCCTTGTTGGCTTGTAGCAGCTTGGCGGCAGCCATTGCAGTGACCTGTGACAGCTGAACTTCCACGTCTTCCGGCATCGGCTCGTCTTCAGGCGGCAGCGGTACACCCATCTGCTTCTCCAGCTCCTTACGGTACTGGAACGCGACATGCTCTGTTATGTGGGCCATCATGGCGGAGCCAATGGCGGCCGCGAACGGCGACTGACCGATGATCTGCTTGAGCTTGGGATCTTCCATGGCAGCCATGTGGACAGCAATGTGAGCCTCTTGATCCTGATACAGGTACGCTTTCACGGGCTCCTGCTTTAGAATGGCCATGTTTTCGCTAACTGGATCTTTTGGCGCGATGTCTTCGGGTAGCTTGATGATCTGATCAGCGTCCTGAATACCCATCACTTCGAGCATTTGGCGGTGAAGTTTGCCCATATCATAGAGCTGTGGCGCCTGCTGGGCCAGCTGCAGAGCCGCTTGATATTGCACGATCCGCTGCGCCATTGTGGACGCGTTCGGATCTGAAACAGGAATAACGTCCACGGTCTTGGCATTGAAGTCATCGCGACGACTGAACTCACCAACCACCTCGTAGGCATACTCGTCGGGCATGAAATCATGGATAACACGTGACAGAATGCGGAGTTCTTTGTGCATTGCGGCGTGCATACGTGCCTGTACGCCAGACAAAACCTTCATCGAACGTTCCATCAGGGCCAGCGTCGTGCCAACAGGCGCGTTTGCGCTCATGTCGCCAACCTGAATGTCCGCCACGGAGCCGATCCGGCGCCCCTCGTCCACGAGATTGCCCAAAAGCTGATATAGAACACCCGACGGCTCTTTGAACGGCAATGGGAAGATGTTGTCGCGAATTGCACCCGCTGGAACATCAACGTCACGGAACTCACCCGGCATCAGTGGGCCGGTTTCGCCTTTTATACGCATACCTTTTGTTTTTAGACCTGCGGGAAGGTTGGAAAGCGTACCGGCGTCGATCAGCTGGCGCATAATGGAGGTGGCCGACTTGGCGAGACCGCCAATGAGGTGAATGAGCCCTGTACCGTAGAAACCCAAACCGGGCAGGTAGGAATAGTGCGTGAAGTGCATGCGTTTGCGCTTCTTTTCGTCGTCTTCGTACCAATTTCGGCGGATTGAGAGAATGGTCTTCGATGAAAGGTCGATCGTAACAACATACGGCCGCGAAATACCGTCAGCATCCTCATACGGCTCCGGTAGATCGATATCCACGTGCATTTCCAGCAGCGTGTGGCGGTCGTCGTCACTCACGGTGCCCTCGCTACCCTCGATCTCGTCGTATTTGTCCTGAATTTCGCTCGGTTCAGCGGTTGGTTCGGGAAGCTCCACGTCAACATAGAACTTTGACACCTGAAGTTTGCGAACTTCGTTGGGGTCTTTCTTCATAACGTGTGTATAGCGCGGGCAGGCCTCTAGGCTGGAGGCGCCATAGCCAATAACGAAGTCCTCGGCCGGCACAAATACCGACACAGGGCGCTCAAGAACGGGATCGTAGTAGACTTTCTTGAACGCAGACCCCGCCAGCGGCAGCTGGAACGTCATCTGCTCCATCTCATCGCGATATTCCACCATCTCCTCTGTTATGAGGTAGTTCAGCTCGTTCTTGACGCGCACCGATTGCTCGAACTTGTCGCGTGTCATCTTGCCAACGATCTTGGTGTTGGCTGGGCCCGCGGCGGGCATCATCTCGCTCATGGCCTGAGCTTGGAACCGCACCACAGCTTCAGACAGCATCGGGTGGAACACCCCCGAGGCGCCCTGCCAAGGCATGGTGCGCTCCTCGATCTTCATCCCAAGCAGGTCAAGCCCTTTAATATAGGCGTTTGCCCACTCTTTTCGGCTAAGTTTGTCTGTGGTAAAACTCTCCACCAGATCAGAGGCAATATCGTCAAGCTCGTCCTCGTCCAGCAGCTCGGCAAAGTTGGTGTCGTGCTCAAGGTCTTCAGGCTCTACCGCGTCATCGTTCGAGATGTCGTCGTCAAACTCAATGATAATCTCACCGTCTTCGGTCGCCATCGTCGTGATCTTATCACTGTCGGGCATCTTGACATCGATCGCTTCGAGATCGGGGTTATCGCTAATCTCGATCTCGAACGGTTCCATTGGTTTAGTAACGGCCATCACTGCTTCTCCTGTGTTCGTCTGGTGGCACTATAACGACGAGATTGCATCAATAATAGCCCTCTGTCATCGGCAGCTTAAACTCGGGCTCATCGATCTCGTCTGTCGGCAGTGAAATAAACCCACCTTGGCGGAACCGCATCAATGCCATGATCGTCGTGTCGACGTGGTCGTCGTTCGATCCGTTCGGGAACGCAGCCACTTCTTCAACGACTTCTTCTGCCCAGCGCGTGTCTGGCGCCCAGACGAGCCCTGACGAGAGTATGTCAGCAACACTGTTGAGACGCGCGGTCTTATCGCCGGTGCCGCGGTGCGGCGTGTATTCTTGGACCGCCAACCCGGTGCGGCGCATCTCTTGGTACAGCGGCACCCCGTTGGACTTCTTCTCGACGATAAACGCGTCGGGCTCCCACTCTCTATAAACCTCCATCGCACGGAGCTTTAGTTTGGGGTACTCTAGCCGTTCCTTGATCGCATGCAGCAGGATGATCTGATAGTGGCCCTCTTCCTCGTTCATGAACACGCCCCACACGGTAATCGACGTGAAGTCGGCACGGTTTGACGTTTCGGCTGCGGCGTCCAGTGAGGCGATGATATACTCGCAGTTCGGCGGCTGGTCCTTCAACCAATCACGCCACCACTCCCGCTTGATGATCGCGCCTTCTTCAGAGGTGGGCTGCTGCTGATACTGGGCGTTCCACTGAAACACCGGCATGGAGGCCTTGGTGCGCAGCAGCGCCTTCAGATCAAAGAACTCCGGCCACAGGGCCTTTTCAGTTATATCGCCGGTCGTCGGGTCCTCGTGTGACAGGATGGCAGGAAACTCGAACACCTCGTATTGATCCGAGCCCTCGTTCTTGGTCATGTCGCGCACAACCCGCCCGATCAGATCGTCCATGTGCCAACGTGTTCCGATTATCGCCACTGCCCCGAACGGCATCAGACGCGTACGCGCGCCGAACGTGAACCACTCGTAGGCTTTCTCGAACACCGTGAAGTTACCATTCAACACGTCCTGCTCAGAGTGTACGTCATCACAGATCAACATATGGGCGCCGCGACCGGCCAGCGCCGAGCCAACACCGCAGCCGAAAAAGCCGCCGCCGTGGTTGGTATTCCAGCGCCCAGCACTCTTGCTATCGGTTGAGAGTTGAACGTCCGGGAATATCTCTTTGTACTCGTCGGTCGCGATCAAGTTACGGATTTTACGTCCGAAGTCCACCGCGAGGTCTGTGGTGTGGGAGACCAGCATGACTTGGTGCGTCGGGTTGCGCCCTATATACCATGCAGCAAAATACGTGGACACAAGGTGGCTCTTGCCGTGCCGCGGCGCCACGGAGACACACAGGCGGTCTTTTCGACGCGCTTCAATGTCCTCAAGCAGGCTCGCGAGCCGCCTGTGGTGGGCACCCACCTTATAGTCGTGCTGCATGTGCAAGCAAAACGGTATAAGATTGTCGCGGATCTTCTTCACGCGCTGCTTCTCTGACAGATCGGTGACGATCTCGTCGAGTTCCTTCAGCTCTTCTTCACTGAGCTGGTCGACGTTGTTCATCAACAGATCGATGTCCGCCTGTGTGAAACCCTCGTCCAGCATGCTAGTTTCTAATCCTCATCCACAACGCGAAATTTGCCCCGATTGTAGTCTTGTGAAGCCTGCGACGTTGACGCGATCATTCTCTCAAAGTG